AGATTAATATAGCTGTTACCGATTTAGTTAAACCACCGATCATGTGAATTAGACCGAACCCATAGAAGCCTAGTCCTGGAAGAAATTTATACTGAACGAAGTAGTCTACTTTCTTATAAAGCATATCGCCTTCTTCCCAATTACGGCGAATAGCGAGTATTTCATTCATATCTTCACAGATCGTTACAATATACGGACAAGCAAATCCATGGTCTTCTATTTCCGTTAGCCTTAAATCAACGTGCATTTCTAATATAGTGTAGAGCTCATTATTCTCTGTGTATGTAGAACTAAGTCCTTCGAGTTCTTCCATTTTTTCTTGAACATCGTTCGGAGTCACTGCTCCAGGGTTCTGCATCAAGTCGATATCTCTGTACGTGCCGTTTAATTGCATTTTAAGCAAATCGTTTTTAGTCATGCTCATAACATGAGTAACACGTGGCGAAGTAGATAAGTCAGTAGTAGAATAGCTGACTACTAGGTCTTCCGCCTTAACAAACTCGCTCACAGCACGATCTAACATCGTATCAAAATAAACTTTCTTAAAAGCGCTACCAGAAAGTGGTAAATAAAACAACATTGAATCCATCTCTGGATCGTATTCTTCCATTACGTGAGTGATTTGATAATTCATAAATTCCTTAACCCGAGTAGACTGTCCTACGATTTCAGGGTCGTGCGCTCCAACAACCTGTACTTGTACTGGTCCACCTGGAGGTAAAAGCTCTTTATACGCTTGTGCTTGAAACTGGGTTACTGCTTCTGCGAGTATAGGGTGGTCTACGCCACTTGCTCCTTGAAAAGGTTGCGTTCTTTCTTCGGTTTTAATTCCTAGTAAATCTAAGCCTTTACTAAACGCTTCGTACCATTCTTGACGAGACTCTTTGTCTTCTTCGTACATACCGACAAGTTCGCTCCCTAATGGGTTTAGTACTGTGTCGTCTAGGTATTCGGCTAAGTTTTCGTTGAACTGTGGTGCTTGAGGCATTTCCTCTTGCATCATCTCTTCACCGTCTGGTAGCTCGAGCTCTATCTCTATTGGAAGTGGGTCTCCAGTAGGTGGGACTTCTCCGTTCATTACTGGAAGCTGTTTATCAATCGCCATGGAAAATTACCTTATCATAGAAAATCATTAATAGTAAACCATTTGTCTGTGTCTATATCCGTCAAATGAGTCTTCATAATCAGAAGCTAACTGAACAAATCCACCTTGGCGGAAACGCAGAACTGCTTGTGTCATTGAGTCGACTAAGTCATCGTGATCACCGTTAGGGAAAGCTGCACACTCTTCTACAACTTCTGTCGCCCAGTGCATGTCGGGCTTCCAGACCATTCCTGACTCAAACAATGGTGTACAAGCGTTTACTCGAGCAACCTTATCTGCGCCTTTGCTTGGAGTAAAGTTTTGAACAGGAATACCGATTCTCCTTAATTCTTGTGTTAAAGGCGTTCCGCTTCCTTTCGCCTCAATAATTACTGTGTCTGGATCCCAATGCTCATAAAGTTCTAGTGCTTTGCGCTTTAATTCAGGAAACTCAAGCCTCTGTTTCACAGAGTCCAGTAGTATGAGATGAGCAACGTCTCCTTGGTAAAAATCTTCGCCTATGCGTCCGTGCGGGTAAAATACGCCCCACGTTGTGATTGCGGAGTAGTCAGCAGTTTCTGACTTTAAAAATGCCGTGTCGTAGCTTTGTATAATATATTCGCACTCGGGTGGTTTTTCGGTTACCCATTCTTTCCACCATTCACGTTTAATTAGCGCACCTTCTTCAGAAGACGGCGATTGCATGTATTGAGCAAACCATTTCGGTCCATTACCCAATGCTGCTTTGATTGCTTCCAGTTCTTCAACTTTCCAGTACTCTGGCCAAACTGCGTCTCCACTCGGCAGTATAGCTGGTAATTCAATGACTTCCCACTGATCGTTTTGAGAACTACGAGACATATCCTTGATTAATCTCCCTGTTAGGTCTTTAACTGACCAACGAGTCATAACGATAACTATCGCTCCTCCAGGCTGAAGTCTTTGCCTTGGTCCAGAGGTATACCACTCATAAGCGTCATCCAGTGCTGCTTTTGACATTGCGTCTTGCTCTGAGTGCGGATCGTCAATAATAAAGAGGTCTGCACCCCGTCCAGCGATCGCACCGCCTGTACCTACCGCATAATACTCCCCTCGTATCGTCGGTTGGTTTTCTGCCATGGTTTCCCACTTTCCTGCTGCTTTTGAGTCTGGGTTTAGTATCGTATCGGGAAAAATACGTTTATATATGTCGGATTGTATTAAATCCCTTACTTTACGACCAAAACGCACCGCAAGGTCGGATGTATGCGTTGCTTGTATGATTTTAAGTGCAGGGTTGCGCCCAATTAGGTACGCTGGGAGTAAAAAACTCGCAAACTCACTTTTTGTATGTCTTGGAGGCATATTGATGATTAATCGCTTTAAAGTGCCGTCGGCTATGCGGTTAAAAGCGTCTGCGACTATTTTATGATGGTGACCTTCTATAAAGTTTGGCCACTGGCTTTTGACAAAGGATAAAAACTCTTTTTGCGACTGTTCTACTTCACTAAGCTCTTTGAACCGTTCTGTAAGCTCGTAATACTCTTTTAATGTATCTTCGGGAAGGTTATTGAGGTCTTTATTCATCTGTTTGGACGTCAATTATCTCGCCTTTGGGCAATACTCCGCCCGATTCGTAGTAAAGTTCGTTCATTCTGACTAAAATCTCCTCTTTAGTCATCATTTCGACTTTATTGATGGTTAATTCGCTTTTTCTTACATAAAGTCCTGCTGCTTTGCCTCTTGCGACTTCTGCTGCGACTGCTGCCGACCACATTCCTGCTCCAACTGCTCCATCCCGTATATCTTTGAGATCGTTGAGGTGTGTTCCTAGATTTACGCTCACTAAATCGGCTGCACGGTCTTGCAACGCTTGGATTCTGTTTTTTATCTTAGGATTTTGATCACTGGCTAGAGCTGTACCCGCTTTTTGCGCATTTTTAGGCGAATATCCTGCTTCGATTGCTGCTTGTGTCTTGGATAAGCCTTTTGCCACGCTTTGAGCGAATTTTTCCTGTCTAGGAGTCAGTTTATCCTTGTTTTTCTTTGTCATCGCTTAACTAAACTCCCGCCAAAGTACATTCCAATGATTGCAGACACTAAATTCGTGTCTAATTGCGTAATAACAAGCCCCTGAAACGTCACCCACTCAAAAACTTCCCTTCCTTCTTTAAAAAACCAGAATCCAGGCATCCAATTCGTGTACCCTACTGTTACATCGACCTGTGGATAGAAGACTGCGACTAGTTTTGGCAGTAAAACGATGGCAAATATGGCAGTTAGGGCTATAATCCGCCTTGTCCAAGCGAAACCCTTGTCTTTTAAGCCATGATCCAGCGACTGTTTCCTCGCTTTCATGTCAAACTCGCCTCTTGTGATCAAGAGTTTTTGTTCTTCCGCCTTGGCTTTACGACTTTGCGCCCAAATGCTCAATAAACTACTCAGCAGAGTAGAACCAAGCATGGTTATTATCTCAAATGGGAAGCCCACATTACTTCTTTTTTCTATAAGTCTTAGTAGTGTACGCTTCGTTTATGTCTTTTGTCTTAGGATCGTCTGCTACGAACCTTCCTTTCTTTGTGCGGTTGCGAACAGTTTTTTCCTCATAACCGAGAAAAGTCTTTTTGAACCAATTCGTTAATCCGATTGCCATAATTTTCTCCTAAAAATTTTGCAAGAAATATTTTTGCTTATTTTGCACAAGAAGTAAAGGAAATTTGCAAAAATTCGAAATCCATGGTGAATGCCTCTCCAAATCTTACCCTTTAGCTATAGCTACAGGGTTATGCTATAAAGGGGGGCGGGGCTACCCCTACGGCTTAATTATAGCCCTTTTAAGCCCTTTACTTTTATACCCCTTTACTACCCTACGCCCCTATAAAAAATAAGCCCCCTAGTTATTAGCTAGGGGGCTTACCGCTAGGGTTTAAAGGTTAGCTTATAGTTATTTTACCGCCCTTTAAAAAATACCCTAACCCCGTTTTACTTAAAACGGTACTAGCGCTACTACCTAAACTAATATTAGCTTTAGCTAACGCTTTAGTACTTAAAGCGTTATTAACTTTAGCGCTAGGGTTAGCTTTAGCCCGTACTATATTAGCTACGGTAGCCCCGTTATAAACGCTATTTAATATATAAGCGTTTTTAGGGTTTACCGTACCGCCGTTAACTACGGTTATAGTAGCGGTTAAGGGGTAGCTAGTACCGTTTATAGTTACGCTATTAGCGGTAAGGTTAGCGTTAGTACCTTTAGTTTTATTTACCATTTTTATTTACCTTTATTTACGCTATTAAACTTAATTATTTAATAGTACCTATAATAGTACGCTTTTTAACGGGTAAGTAAAGGGGTTTAAATATAATATTTAGTTATAAGGTAAAACTATATAACTACTAGTTATAAGTAAAGGGGTAGCCACATACACACGAATGCGAGCATGAACAAGAACATGAGCATGAACAAGAGTATGAGTTCGGGTTTGGTTTTGTTTATCTTTATCTTTATCGAGGTTTAGAGCTCATGGTTCTGTAAGGTAAACCAGAACCATGAGCCACGGGGGATTACTCGTAGCGAGGTGTGTAGCGAGGGAAGTTAGCGCCTATATGGTCTTCAACTAAGAAGGATATTTCGTCCTTCCCCCAAGCGCCACCTGGGATGAGGTAGGCATCATCGCCGTTACCTGAAGGGTCAACACCGTCGTGATCACCGTACCCAGAGTGATAGGTGGGTTCGTAAGTAAGGGACTCTTGTAGCCTTTTTACCTTTAAATTAGCATCCCCGTTGGAAGAGTACATGCCGTAGCACTTTATGAACTCTCCCTGAGTATACCACCAGCCTCCCTCTTCGGGTCCACCGTAGCACCTGCTGGTGCGGTACATATTAACATATTTCATAATTTCACCTTATAGTAATTTATTACCCTACTATAGTAGTAAAAACTAGGGGGAAGACCTAGTGGATTATAAAGACCAACCTAAGTATTTAGTCTTCATTCGTTTAAAAACGTAGTTAGGGATATTCATACTATCAATATTAAACTCAGTGACCTTTCTAATAGAGCTGGGGCGGTTAATATACCCCGTTCCTGCATGGTAAGCTGGTGGAAACCACTTATACAGTTCATTAGTTTCCTCGTCATACCACCAAGTGCTTGAAGCGCCTTTAGATATAGGCTTTAATTTGACCTTATCATTTATTACATAGTTCATAATTTCACCTTATAGTTTATTAATACCCCTATATAGTAGTAAAAAGTAAAGGGAAGACCTAGTGGATTATACCCAGCGTGAGTTCATGTTCTTCTTGTTGTGCTTATACTGAACAACAAGAAGAAGAATCTTGGTTCGTGTTCTTGTTCTTGGGGATTATCGGTTAGAGAAAATCCCCCTTACCTAAGTAAGAGGGACTTCTTGGGATTACCCTATAGTTACGAAGCCGTGCTTGACGAAGTAACGTAGAGCCGATGTATCTCGTTGAAATCCACCGAGCATTTTATCACTATTTTTAATAGCGATGAAATCCCCAATGGTGAGACCATCAAAAGCATCAACCCAATCTTGGTTGTGCCCAGCTCTTGGTTGTTTCCCTGTAGCTTTAATAGTAGCGGTAACAGGAAAACCACCCATACCCTTAACTTCTACTTTAGCAGAAGCTTGAGCCTTGACCTTCTTAACTGCGGTTTTTTCAGCTTTACTTAATTGTGGCATGTAGTTCACCTTTTTAAGTTAATTGCTAACCGTTATTAGTTAGTAAAGATATGATACCCCTTTACTACTAGAAAGTAAAGCCCTTTTCTAAAAGAAGATAAAGAACATAAACAGGAAGAAAAGCCCGTGCCCGTGCCCTTGTGAGCAAGAAGAAGAACAAGGAGCAAGAACAAGAAGAAGAGCAATGGTTCATGTTCTTGTTCTTCATGATTATCGATTATCGCTCTTGGTTCTTGTCCTTGAACCAAGAAGAACAAGAAGAAGATCTCTGTTTCTGTCTCTTTTTCTTCTTGTTTATCGATCTTGTAAGAGATTCTTGGCTCTTGGGACGGGGAGCCGAAGAATCTTAGAGGAGACCCAAGCTCCAAGAGACAGAACAACTATAGTATACAACAGTGGATACAGAGGTTCCAGAACCATGAGACTGTTTACATGTCGTCTTGTAAAACATACCCAAAATATACCCAATTATATTGGCTAATCTAGGCAATATTCAGCCAATAGCTCTAGCCAATATAACATTTCTTCTTATTATTCAAATACTTACTTCAAACACTATTGCCCTATTGGCTAAAACACGATTTGATTTAACTTTTAAAAACATTTCTCCCACTCTCCAACACTAATACGCAAATAGCCCACTAACAACAGGGGCTTCCATCCTCCTTAGGGTATTGCCCCAGCCAATGAACAGTGCAGAATCAGTTGTTAAAAAACAACAACGCCCTTTTACAAGAAAAGTAAAGGGGCGTGAACAGGTTTACTTAGAATCAGCGAAAAACTTAAGCAGTTCTTCGTAGGTATATATAACCTTTTTTCCTGTTTGTATACGGGTTAATTCAAAAGTACAATCTTCGGTGACCTCTTCCCAGTGTTCACTTTCTATATAGTAATTAACCATTTCAGCCAAGCGGGGCATATCCAGATAACAAATCCCCGTAGTTATTTTTGAAGCAGGGTTTATTGATTTAACCGAATATACCTTATTCTTAAAGTGGGCGATCAGCCTAACGTAAACCGCATTTTCAGTATTGGGTATAATACGGGCTACAGGCATTCTACTATCCTGCTTCCAGTTATCAAAATAGTGTTTAAGTTTCTTTTTATACTTAGGGCAGGAGTGATTACGCACCTTTGATTTCCGTTTATAAGCGTTAAGTGAGGAATCAGCCAAATCAAAACCTTCGGCTTTAGCCTTTTTAGTGAGTTCGTCTATAAAACGATCGTCTAGAAAATTATAGCATTTAGCCAACCTTCTATAGTTATACGCAGGATATATAGCGCCCCGTTTTTCTAGTTCGTATACCTTACCCCACCAAAGAGTATCAGTACAACTATAAACCCGAACCATACCACATTCTTTAGCGGTTTGATTCATGAGTTTAGCTACTAACCGAGTATCTATAAGTTCTTTATTCATAAGTGTTCCCCTTTATTATTTATTACCCCTATATTATAAAACCCAACGGCTTGATACTAAACTTGATCAATTTGAAGCTCAAAATACGCCACGGCAGAATCATATAGTTCCATATCTGAATACCGTTTACCACGGAGAACGTACATACCCGCATTAGACCATTCCCCTATAGTTTCAACATAGGTACTTTCTTCGTCGTAGTAAAACTCCAGATACTCGCCCATCATGCGCTTCCTTAACACTTCAGGAAACCTAAAGGTTATTTGAGTTGTTAGTTCCTTATCGTAGTCTTCGCTAGTAGCCTCTTGAAAGGGGTATTTTTTATGATATTCTTGTTCGTTCATGCGTTGGTGTAACTCCTAGCCCAGTATTGTTCTTTAGGCACCCTAACATATTCAGTAAGGGCAGATTGAAGGCTGCAACCATGTAGACCAATGGCGTAGTAAATATATTCTTCGGTTGAAGCAGTATTTATTATGTTGTATTCACCAGCCTTATAATAAAATCCGAGAGGAGTACTATAGACCGTTCGCCACACCCCTTCACCATGAGGTATGTCTTCAGGTTCGTCGTGCTCGTGGATTTCATCAAAGTAATAGCCGTATTCTTCAGGGATAAATAATTTAAGCATATTGTAAATAATTTGCTGTTCTTTATCTATTATGGGCGAGAGTCTTTCCTCCCAGTCTTCTTCCATGAATAACCCAGCCTTAGAATCAGCAGGTATTATTTCCCAACCATCTTTAAATTTTTGTTTCATCTTTATTTCTCCGTTCATTAGCTGTAATCTCCATCCTCACCGTACACCCAATCGGACTCAGGAGGTGCTGTTTCGATTCCGTACTTACTAAAACCCACAACAACCATCTCTCCAGTACGGTTACAGTTGTGACAGTTATGATCGGTTTGGTAATGGTCGTTGTAGTTTTCGTCACCAGTAGCTGGAGACATGGCGTACCAACCTTTACCACTACAGTCAGAGCAGACAACAGTGTCGCCTATCTCGGGAAGTTTTTTAAATTTTTGTTTCATCTTAAACTCCTCCCGATTACTTCTTTATAAATATACGGAGGGATGTAATGGCTCAGGTAGTTATAGTGAGTAATCTTCGTAAGCCTAGCCCACGACCTAACTCTACCATCCCGTAAGTTGCCTTCGGCAGTATGCGCCCAGCGTTGAGTTGCTAAATACTTGTAGAGGTTGTTATTTTTAAAGAACCAGCCTCCTACACCATACCTACGGCTAAGGAATTCATAGCCTCGGTCTTCCAGTACTTGTACAAATCCAGGTTTTTCTTCGTTCATTTAATTCACCTTTTTATTATTTATTACCCATATAGTATAAAACCCAAAAGCCTGATCCTAAACTACATCAGTACGATGCTGGTTAGTTTAACTTCTCCTGATCAGTAGTGTCTACAAAGACAAACTCGGGAGACATTTTAAAATCATCCTTAGCCCAGCGAATACCGCCTGACGGAAGCACTAGGTCTACGAGCGTACCGTTCTCACACTCGTCATCCCACGATATTAATAACGCAGTTCCAGCGAGGGGTGAGTGATAGTCTTCGGGCAAAAAATAGTAATTCTTTTCTTTAAGTAGTCCTTCGTCGTCAACAATTAAGCCCGTCACTATTTCTTGGTCTGGACCTGCGAACCGTTCAAGACGTACTAAATCTACAGGGCTGTCGATCCCCATAAGTTTTTTCCACTCCTTGTAGTCTGGTTTTGCTGAAAGTTCAATTACTTTAGTTTCTTTATTCTTAGGGTCTATGACCATTGCTCTTACAGTTTCCATAGTTTTCACCTTTTATTATTTATTACCCTTATAGCATAACCCGCAGGGCTTACAAAGTAAAGGAGTTGTAAAAGATTAACTAGATGCCTGTTCTAAAGGTTAGGCTGTATCTAGACCCCGTACCTACGAGAGGAGGAATCGCATGAGTCGAGCACATTTGGCTATGTCCGTCGAACACGTAGACGTCACCATCTTCCAATAAATAGCTGGTTTTAGTTGGTTCCCAGTAGTCGGCGATCTCTTCATCGTACTTAATAAAGTGAGTCTTGCTGGTATTGGTTTCTGCTTTAATATCGCCTCGGTAGGTCAGCCACTCTAAAATTCTAGGTGAACCGTAAGAAACACCAACCACTAGGTCGTTGTAAGTTGGTACGGTATCCGAATGATGAGGTATCTCATCCCAAGAGTATTCATAAAGCCCACATAAACAAAAAGTGAACTTTACGGGTCGGTCGTATTCTACGGTCAACCAATCCTCTAAATACTTTTTTAAATCTTCCAAGTCTTCGTTTTCTTCCCAGGGGTGAGGTTCATAGGTTTTTCCTGCGTACTCAAACACAGAAGTACCGAAAGCTCGGGTAGGTCTACCTATCACTTCCGTGTCCTCCCAATCTCTGTCGGTGCGTTCATCCCATTCTCTAATCCGCACTGGGTAGTTTTTGGCTCTTCCTTTAAATAGATCCATCGTCATTCCTCATTAATATAGTTCCTGCAAAGCAGATAAAGCAACCCATCAATATAAACAACGCAGACAGTATAGACTGAAAACTTGCTGTTGAGGGGTCTAATGAAAACATATTGTTAAAAAGCCCCAGCACATCTATGGTGTATAGGTCTTTTTTCAAAGGCAGGGACGCTAAGTCCAAGAACACTAAGCCACTACTAAACACAAACATTCCTGCTAAAAATATAATTACACCCAGTATCTTCATGCTGTCTTCTCCCCACGTACGTTTTTGTATTT